AGGCGGACCAGGCTCGGCTCGCTCTGGCGCGCACACGCATTGCCGAGATCTCCTCTGCTACATCGAAGAGTCTGAAGGACCGCATTGCTGAGCTGAACACGGAGCAGGCGGCAGCTGGCACCAACTTCCAGCAGGTCATGGAGCTCGAGAGGCAGAAGCTCGCCATGATCCGGGCGGCTGTCGGTGAGAAGGACAAGCTGTACCAGGACGAGCTGAGGCACGAGATCGATCTTCAGCGCAAGCACGATGCTGAGCTGGTTGCCATCGAGCAGGGTCATCTGTCCACGCAGATGCAGTTGGATGCGAAGTCTCTGGCTGAGCGACGCAGCACGCTGGACGCCATGGTTCAGCGCGGAGAGATGTCCTACTCGGACATGATGAGTCAGCTTCGCAACTACGAGGTTCACAACAGTGAGCTGCTCAACGCGGAGCTGAGCAAGTTCATGTCCACGCTCAGCGAGGAGACTCGTGCTGGACAAGCAGCGTCGGATCTGCGCAAGAAGATAAAGCAGGACGAGGCCACCACTCTGGCCAAGATCGACGATGAGGTGGCAGCCCACAACAGGAAGATCGCGCAGGACCAGGCTCAGCAGTGGACCAGTGCTGCGAAGTCTATAGCCAGCAGCTTCAGCAGTGCCATGTCAGGCATGATCACTGGCCAGGACACGTTTCGCAAGGCGACCCAGACAGTCATGCGATCGGTGCTGAATGAGGCCATCAGCATGACCCAAACGATGCTGAGTCGCTGGGTCATCATGGAGCTGGCCAAGACAGTATTCACGTCTCAGCAGAATGCTGTTCGCATGGCGCAGGAGAAGGCCGGGGAGACTGGTCTCGGAGCGCTGGTCTCCGGCATGGTGTCCAAGTGGTTTGCTGGCGAGCAGGCCAAGACGCTCGCCACCTCGACGGGCATCGCCACTCGGCAGACCATGGACGAGGCTGACATGGTCGCCTCCAAGGCATCTCATGCTGCGTTCAACATGGCGCAGATCGAGGCCAACGCAGCCAAGGCTGCCTCGGGCGCATATGCCGCCATCGCGGAGATCCCGCTTGTCGGACCAGTGCTTGCTCCCGCTGCGGCTGCTGTTGCGTACAGCGGGGTGATGGCCTACGGTGCCATGGCCAGTCTCGCTGTCGGCACACCGAACGTTCCCCGCGACATGGTGGCGAACATCCACCAGGGCGAGATGATCGTGCCGAAGAACTTCGCCGAGGGCATCCGCTCCGGGCAGGTCAGCCTCGGAGGAGGGTCGCAGGGCGGGGGTGGGGACAACCACTACCACTTCTCCCCGAGCGTGACTGCTGCGCAGGGAGCGAGTCCAGGCAGCTCTGTTGAGCAGCAGGTGATGTCTGCCTACCACTACTTCCGCAACGTCGGTCGCAACGGCGCTCTTACTCTACCTGGAAGGTCTCTGAGATGACTCTTCTCTACCCCACCCTCCCCGGTCTGACATACAGCGTCATCAAGCGACAGATCGGTGGCTCCACAGCCATCGCTCGGGCGGCCAGTGGCCGAGAGGTTCGCGTCGGATACTGGACCTATCCCGTGTGGGAGTGGGACCTGACCTACGAGTATCTTCCGGACATGCAGGCCAACGGTGCGACCATCAACGACCTGCAGACCCTTGTTGGGTTTGTGGGCAACAACTGTGGGGCGCTCAGCGCCTTCCAGTTTCTCGATCCGGACGACAGCAGCAGGACCGGGGTGGTCTTCGCTGCTGGAGACGGATCAACCAAGACCTTCCAGATCACTGTGTCCACAGGGGTGGGGTCTGGCTACTTCTTCCAGCCGATCGGCTACATCAACACCAGTCTTCCGATCAGGGTCTACCTGAACGGGGTGCTCCAGACCTACGGATCTGCCTGGACCTACAGCACGACATACCCGTATGCTCAGACCATCACGTTCGCCACTGCTCCAGCCTCGGGTGTTGCCATCAGCATTGATGTCAGCTACTACTACATGGCGAGGATAAAGGAGGACACAGTGGAGTATGAGAAGTTCATGAACAAGCTGTGGGCTGTCAAGAAGATCACTCTCGTGTCGCTCAAGGGATCCTAGAATGCGCAGTGCGTCGACAGCTCTCAAGAACTTCCTGGCCACCAGACAGCCGTTCTGGTCTGCGGATCTGTTCACCATAGTGCTCGTCGACGGCACCACCATCAACGTCTGCTCCACCGACATCGACATCTCGTACAGCGGCACGACCTGGCATGCCTCCGGACCCACCTTCACTCGTGGCTCCTGGCGGATGACAAGCACGATCGACGTTCCGGACCTGCAGATCCAGATTGCCTCCTCGGGAAGCGACTACAGCGTCGGCAACTTCAAGCTGCTGGCGCACAACGGATATCTGGATGGTGCCCAGGTCACTCTGTACAGAGCAGTGATGACTGCTCCTGGCAACACTGCCATGGGCATCGTGACTCTGTTCAGCGGCCTGGTGAGCCAGATTGACATCGACGGCATCGGCATCAAGATGACCGTCAAGTCTCAGGCCACCATCCTTCAGCAGTACATGCCCCGCAACGTGTACACAGCAGGGTGCTCCTGGGCTCTGTACGGCTCTGGATGCACCCTGAGCAGGGCGGCGCACACTGCCATCCAGCTTGTCAACACCGGCACCATCACCAGCACAGTGATCCCCATCTACGGCAGCTGGATCCTGCCCAGTCTCGCCACGACCCCTGTCTCCACTCTGATCCTCGGGACCTTCATCGTGGTGACGGGGGCGGCAGCCGGGCAGCGGAGGCCGATCGTCGGTGGCGCCGACGGAGCTGGTGCCTACATCCAGCTGGGATATCCGCTCTACACTCTTCCTGCTGTCGGCGACCAGGTCTACGCGATCATGGGGTGCAACAAGACCCAGACCACCTGCAACAACGTCTTCGGCAACCTGCAGCACTACCGTGGCTTCGACTACATTCCTCCAGCAGAGACCGCATACTGATGGACTCTCCGACCCCCTCCCCGATGATCCCGACCCAGGCCATCCTGCCTCTCACGAGGGAGCGGGAGATGGAGCTTCGCCATCGTCTGGTGGCCGAGGCTCTGACCTGGGAGCGCACTCCCTACTACAACCTCGGGGACACCAAGGGAGTTGGCGTCGACTGCTGCATGCTGCTGGTCAGGTCGCTGATCGACGCCGGCATCGTGGAGCCTTTCGATCCCAGGCCGTATCCGACGCAGTGGCATCTGCACAACGACGAGGAGAGATATCTCGCCTGGATGAACCTGTGCGGGGTGGAGGTGGAGGAGCCTCAGATCGGGGACGTGGTCGTCTGGCGGTTCGGGCGATGCTTCTCGCACTCGGCGTTCCTCGTGTCGCCAGGCGTCGTGGTTCACGCTCTGGCCGACCACCGAGAGTGCAGCCGCACCGACATGAACGAGGCCTTTCTCCACTGGCTGGACAAGACCGGCACTCGTCGGCGTCCCGTCAAGTACTTCGATCTGTTCGCTCGTCTGAGGGAGACAGCTGGTGAGTAGTCTCTTCGGGTCCCCCAAGACCACCACTGTTCGCTACACGCAGATCAACCTGTCGACGTCATCGCAGGGCGTTCCCATCGCCATAGGCTGGGGGCGCAATCGCGCCAGCAATAACATTGTCTGGTACAACAACTTCCAGTCTGTGGCCTCAGCCCAGAGCGCGGGCGGCAAGGGCGGGGGCGGGGGCGCGACGTCCTACAACTACTCTGTGGCCTGCATTCTGGCTCTGGGCGAGGGGCCCATCAACTCTGTCATCACGGTGTGGTCGAACAAGGACGTCACGACCCTGGCCGCCCTCAACCTGACTCCGTATCTCGGGTCGGCGACCCAGACTTCGCCCTCCTGGATCACGTCGAACTATCCGTCTCAGGCTGTCTCCTACGCCGACACAGCATACCTGTTCTCCAGTAAGTACGCTCTGGGCAGCTCTCCTGATCTTCCCTCGCACAACTTCGAGGTCAGCTGGTACCTGGACAGTACGGTTCCTGGCTACATCGACGCCAACTTCGCAGACATCATCCCGGACTTCTGCACCAATCCTCGCTACGGCATCGGCCTTCCGTCCTCGGCCATAGACACTGTGTCGCTCGGAAGTTCCTCGTCGTACAGCAGCTCGTCGTACTGGACGTACTGCGCAGCAGCGGGCCTTCTCGCCTCCCCGCTCCTGAACAGCCAGGAGCAGGGAACCAACATTCTCCAGCGATGGGCTCAGCTGAGCAACACCTTCATCTTCTTCTCCGGAGGGCAGCTGAAGTTCGTTCCTCTTGGGGACTCGATCATTGTCAACGGATCCTACACGTACACGCCGAACTTGACGTCGGTCTACAGCCTGGGGCTGGACGACTTCATCGTCAAGCAGTCCGGCGACCTGCCTGTGACGGTGACTCGCAGCGATGCTCTCGACAGATACAACCGAGTTCAGCTGGACTATCTGGACCGCAGCAACTTCTACAACAACGCCAGTGCGCAGTGGCAGGACCAGACGTCGGTCGACCTGTACGGGCAGCTTCAGGCCCAGGTGATCTCGGCCACGGAGATCTGCACCGGGGGCATCGCGGCCACCATGGCGACGCTGATAGGGCAGCGCTCCGTCTGGATCCGCAACCAGTACAAGTTCACGCTCGGCTACAACTATCTGCTGCTCGAGGTCGGAGACCTGGTGGACATCACCGAGCCGATGATCGGCCTGAGCGGCCAGCACGTGCGCATCATCAGCATCGAGGAGACTGCGGAGCAGCTTCTCGACATCACGGCCGAGGAGTTCAACGCTGGCGTCGGTACTGTCACAGCGGCGGTGGCCCATGCGTCTGGGGCGTCTGGCGGATACAATGCTCTGGCAGCTCCAGGCAACGTCAACACGCCTGTCATCTTCGAGCCTCCCGCTATGTCGTATGCCGGCACTCCGCAACTGTGGTTCGGGTGCAGCGGGGGACCGAACTGGGGCGGCGCGCGCATCTACGTGTCATTCGACGGAGGAGCCAACTACGCATACCTCGCCTCTGTGTACTCCGGCGAGGAGCAGGGTGTCCTCACTGCGTCCATGCCCACAGGCACCTACCTTGACACCACCTCGACTGTCAGTGCTGATCTGACCATGAGCCAGGGCAACATACCCTCTGGCGCCACCCACGCGGATGCGCAGACTCTCCGCACCATGATACTAGTTGACAGCGAGCTCATGGCCTACGGCGCATCGTCGCTCGGCTCGAGCGCCTACCACTACAACATGTCCTATCTCTACAGAGGTCTCTACGGTACATCACTGGCGTCTCACGCGGTGGGTGCTCCGTTCCTCAAGTTCGACAATCTGTTCACCTACTACTACAACGTGCCTGCGGGATACGCGAGCACCACGCTCTACTTCAAGTTCCTCAGCTTCAACAACTTCGGTAATGCGCTGCAGGATCTCGCCTCTGTGTCTGCCTACACCCACACGATGAGCGCGTACTCCGGCGGCACCAACCCCGGTCCAGGCGGTAGCGGAACTGGCGGTGGTGGGGGAGGTAGCGCAGGCGGCGATGGTCCTGGAGGCATGTGATAGTCCATAGCGCAGCAGCGCCCTCTCGCCTATACTACCCGACAGATCCCTCAATCGGAGAGCCACGATGCCTCTGTCCCAGTACGCTCGCGACAATGCCCTGTCGTGGACCTTCACCACCTCGGCTCCGACCGAGCCGACCACCTGGTATCTGTCGCTGCACACCGGCTTTCCGGGCGACACCGGCACCACGATCCTCAACGAGTTCGTGTCGGGCAGCAGCACTGGCTACGTCCGCACGCAGCTGACGGGCGGCACGGCGCTGGCTCTGTCCTCGCACATCATCCAGAATGGCGGCGCGGTGACCATCGGTCCGGCCGGCAACACCTGGCAGGTGGCCACCTACCTCGGCATCTGCGACGCCTCCACGTCGGGCCATCTTCTGGCCTACGTCGAGCTGTCTCAGTACGGATCGTCCCTGTACCTGGCGGCTGCTCAGTTGGCGAACCCCGGCTCGGGCTACGCGGTCAGCGACACCATCACCCTGACGGGCGGCGGCGGTGCCGTGCTGACGGTCGACGCAGTGGCGACCGTGAACGGCGTGGCTGGCGTGCCCACTCAGTTTCGCGTCAGTGCCCACGGATCGGTCTCCTCCATTCCGGCCAATCCGATGGCGACTACGACCAGCGGATCGGGATCGGGGGCAACTGTCCTGGGAGTCTGGCTGCAGTCCCCGCAGTCCTTCCAGCTGAACAACGGCGACACCCTAATTCTCAGCACCGGACAGCTTCAGATCACCATGGAGTAGTCGATGGCTCACGTCACGGCAGACAGGATCCTCGAGACCACGACCACTGCCGGAACGGGCAGCGTCTCGCTCGGCGGCGCGGTCCTGGGGTACTACACACTCTCGTCTGCCATGGCGAGCGGGGACACCTGCTACTACGTCATCTTCGACACGCTCACTGGAGACAACGAGGAGGGCATCGGAACCTACGTGTCGTCGGGCAACCAGCTCGCGCGCACCACGGTTATGAAGTCCTCCAACTCCAATGCGCTCGTCTCGTTCTCGTCGAACTCGAAGCAGGTGTTCATCACGGCTCCTGCTGCCAAGTTCCTGCAGATCAACAACGCTGGTCTGATCCAGAACTACTCGACGACAGGATCAGGGTCGCTGGTCCTGTCGTCCGGCCCGGTTCTGGTAACGCCAACGCTTGGTGCTGCCACGGCAACCAGCGTCAATGGCCTGACGATCAGTAGCACGACGGGCGTTCTGACGCTTGCAAATGGCAGCACCCTGGCGACGTCAGGCGCGTTCAGCACTACGTTCACGGCAACGGGTGCTACTAGCCTTACGCTGCCGACCACTGGCACCCTGGCGACCACCGCAAACACCGTTGCATCGCTTGGCGGCACGACTGGGACCATTGCCCTTGGGACGGGCCTGTCGATAAGCACCGGCACCCTTAACGTGGCGAACGGTGCGACCGGAACTGTGACGAGCGTGGCTGTCAGCGGCGGCACGACCGGCCTGACGACTACCGGCGGGCCAGTGACGGGCGCTGGGACGATCACCTTCGCCGGCACCCTGGC